AAGGCAAGCAGTGGTATTTACATTCGCACTGGAGCGTTGAATGGCCCAAGTTTTGGCACTGGGACTGGCGCTACTGAATCTCGGTTAGCACTTACTCCATTTTTCATCTCTAGAATTGATACCAGCTTTGTAGTCCAGGTGATTTCTTAATTGAAGGCTTGAGCTAAACTGTTAATAGCCGGGCTGTGCCCGCGTACACCCAAAACAAATAGGTTTTCCCTATGGCCACCGTCCTTTCGGGCACCTCCGGCGCCCTGTATTACAAGCCAGCCGGTACATCAGTTACCACGTTGGCAGTTGGTGCTTTCCCTGCCAGTGGCAGTGACATCACTGTTGGCACTTTCCTGGGCTTCAAAGTTAACGACCCAGTAACTCTTGCATATCCATCTGGTGCGGGCACCACCGGAGCGATTGCTGCAGGCAATGTCTTTGTCAAGACTTACGTTGAAGCAACTGGCGTTATGACCGTCAGTTCAACAGCAGGTGGTGCAGCTTTATCTGCTTCTGCCGCACCAACAGCGTTTGGCACTGGAACGGCAAGTATCAGCTACACAGCTGCAGAGTCAGTCGGTCAGGTCCGAGAGTGGAGCTTTGAAATCACTCGTTCTGAAATCGATGTGACCACTATTGGTCAAACGGTTTCTGGCACAGCACCTTTCCGGGCTTATATCCCTGGATTTGCTGATGGATCGGGTTCTGCCACGGTTTACACGACCGATGACGACACCACGCTATCCAGCCGTCTGATTGAAGACGTGATCAAGCGTGAGCAAAACGGTGCGACGATGAAGCTTTACATCGACCGCATTTTGGCTTCTGGAACGCCAGACGACACAACAAGCCGTTCAATTGAGGTTCCAGTCATCTTGACTTCAGCCAGCTTGAACGTGAACCCAGACGATGGACAAAGCGTAGAAATCGCTTTCCGTCCTAGTGCTGCTCCTACTTTCGACCTCAGCAAGTCCTGATAGTCGATTATTCGGAGAATATAACGCCCCGGTTCGCCGGGGTTTTTTATTTTTTGTTTTCAACTGCTACACTAAAGCTATAAAACAATCATTGAAATGGCTGCAGCTCTTCGCGCAATTGACCGTTTACGCAAAGCCGCGAATCTAGAACCTGCCAAAAAGGAAGTTGAACTTTCAGATGGTTCAGTATTTGAGATGTGGGTAGCACCGCTGACGATGGCAGAACGTGAGCGTGCTCAGAAGCAAGCAAAGTCTGATGATGCAACAGCTTTTGCGCTCCAGCTGCTGATCAATAAAGCTAAGGACGAGACTGGTCAGCCTTTATTTAAGTTTGGCGAAATCGATGTCCTGAAGAACGAGGTCAAGGATAAGGATCTGCAAGTTTTAATGCTTGCTGTTCTTTCGGACGACAGCGAGGACACCGAAAGCGACATGAAAAGCACTGCAGAGTGAGATCAAGAAGGATCCTTCTCTGCAATTTCAGTTCTTCCTAGCGGCAGAGCTGAAGATGACGCTTGGTGAGCTTCGCGCCCGAATGGGGCAAGAAGAGATGTTTGGCTGGCACGCATATTTCACGTATCGAGCGGAGCAAGAGGAGAAGGCGTATCAGGACGCGAAGCGTCGAGTCCGTTAATATGGGGATATTGTCGTAGTGGACCTTCGTGGCTTATAAGACCGAGATCCAGATTGGCGTAAAAGGCGTTGGTAGACTAAATAAGTTAAGAGAGCAATTAACTCTTGTAGACAAACAAGTTGGCCGAATTAACTCCAAGTTTAGCCAAAGCGTGCAATCACTGGAGCGATACAGCACTGCGAGTGAGAAAGTAGCAAATACTGTAAAGCAGTCGGTATCTGTTCAAAAGGCAGAAAATAAAGTTCAAACAAAGGCCAATCAAATCCTTAAAGAAAGAATTGTGCTTATGGAGAGAGAAAGCAAGCTGCGAAAATCATCGCCGCGTCCAGCTCTTAGTAGAGGAGCGCAAAAAGGTAAAGCCGGAAAACCTAGTGCATTAGAGACAGCAGGTCAATTTGGACTTGGTACAGGATTCCCGCTGTTGTTTGGCGGTGGAGCGGGACAAGTTATTGGTGGCGGTCTCGGCACTGCGTTAGCTGGAGCGTTTGGTTTAGCAGGGCAGGCCGCAATGGGCCTTCAGATTGGGTTATCGGCAGTTATAGGCAAAGCCGAAGAACTTATTACTCGTTTCAAGGATGTAGGTAATGCAATTAACTCGTTAAGCATGGACGCCTTGGCGGATAGTTTCATCACGGTGACTGAAGAGACAAGAACGTTGGTGCGTCAGTTAGTTGAAGCGGGTAATGCTCAGGCGGCAGTTTCTGTTGCAGCGAATGAGGTTTACAAGCAGACTCGCCTAACTCCAGACTCGGTCAGCGATATCACTAACAATTTAAATGTGCTTTCGAACGCATGGGATGAGGTTGTTGCAACCGTAGCAGGCCTCGTTTCGCTTGTGGCTAAAGATTTAGCAACCGGTTTGTCCATTGTTCTTAAAACAGTTTCGTTAATAGCGAAAGGCATGAATGTTCTAATTCAAAAAGCTCAAGAATTAGCAAATACAAAATTTTTCAAGACGCTCTTGGGTCTGGTGCCGGGTATCGGTGGTCCACTTGTGGCTTATGCCACAGCTTTGGAAGAAGTTCAAAAAAATACTAAAGGCATTTCTGAAGAAGAAGAAAAACGTTTGGCCCTAGCGAAAGAAAAGGTAGACCAAGTACAAACTGAAGTTATTCGCAGCAAAGAGCTTTACGACCTTGAGAAGACTCGAACTAAAGGCAAGACTGCTGCTGAAAAGTTAACAAATGCAGGAATAGAAAAAGCAGTTGACCTGAAGAAGCTCGAATTTGAAACTCAAGACAAGATTTTGGCTATTAGAACAGAACACGCAGGGGTTGAGGATAGCGTGCTGCAAAAACTAATAGACGGCGAAAAAGCTCTTGCTAGAATAGAACAGTTAAGAATTAACGATGCGTTTGCTATTAAAGAACAAAATATAGATCTTCTAGCTCAAAAAGAAATACTGAAAGAAAAAACTGAGCAACACAAAATAGCTCAAGGGGCGATCCAAGCACAAACCACTCTTCTGGAAGGTCAGATTCAAATCTTTAACCTGCAGGCTCAAGCTGCTCAGAGCGTATTTGCGGTAACGCAAGCTCGAAATAAGTCTGAGTTAAGTGCATTAAAGCTTGAAGAATCCAGGCTGCAGCGTCAGCTTGCAAATCTTCAACGCATTGACGGGTTCTACAACAAGCAGCGCAACATAATCAATAAAATTGCTAAAAACAGGAAGAAACAGGCAGAGCTTGAGTTCAAAGTTACACAGCAGTCCATCAAACAGATGGTTGCGAAGGCCGAACTGGAGCGGCAAGCAGTAAGGTTCCAGGTGCAGAAGATTAGTCTTCAGATTGAGTTATTATGGCTGCAAGCGGAGGAGATTGAGGATACACAGAAGAAGATAGAAAGCCTGGCTCGAATTAATCAGCAAGCAAAGATCTCAGTAGAGATCGCAAAGCAGATGACGATAAGTGCAGATAAGAGCTTAGCTTCTGCAAAAGAAATCGCTAAGTTCCAGCAACTTAGTGCTCAGCACTTGCTTGACGGCAAGTTGGAGTCAATCGAGGCAGAGCGGGTAGATGGAAGAAGAGCTGTTCATGCAGCAGCAATCGCAAGAAGTGCAAAAGCTGCAGCTAGTGCCACAAGCTCTGGATCAGGTTTGGCTGGAGGTGTTTCTGATTCAGCGAAGAAAGCGACAACTTTGGGCTCGGCAGGGCGTTCGACTCAAACAATTTCTACTGCAGGGGCTATCGACCCTGAGGTTTACAAAAGAGTCCTTTCAAGGGCTCCTTCGGGTGGTTACAAAAACCCTGCAGATCTTGTTGAACGCTTGAATAAGGCGATGGGATATAGGGAATACGGGAACGGTGGTCACGTTAGTGGAGCGCAAATGGCGATGATCGGGGAAAAAGGCCCTGAGTACGTTATTCCAGAAAAGAAAGCAGCTGCATTCGCAACTAATTATCTGATGGGGGCTCGTGGAGCGGGTGCGATTCCTCGTTATGCCGAGGGTGGCTATACCGGATCAATCAATATCCAGACTGGGCCTGTGATGCAGCAAGATAATCAGACGTATCTAACAATTGGTCAATTTGAAGAAGGGATGCGAGAATTAACGGAATCTCTTGCACGCGGTGGTCGGAGTTATGGCTCACGCCAGTTCCAGGGGATCTCATAATGAGTTTTAGGGGCCAGGCTCAGTATTTAAGGGTTCACGCTCCAGGTGGAGCGGACTACCAGCTGTGGCAGAACTTTTATGTAAATCAGAACGTCACTGTATCTTCTAAGTCGTACAGCTTTTTCCCTTTTACT